AAAAAGTCTGGATTACCGTTTTTCTAACGGGTACTATAAGTATCCCTAGCAACAAAATCATTAAAATATATTAATAACCCTAGAAATACACCTTAAATAATCATACTGATCTAAAATCAGTATAACCAAAGGAGACGTAAAATGGATGTTCTTAAGACAGTTAAAACTTGGGCTAGCCAACTAGCTGATGTAGGTGTTAGTTTAATAGCTCTAGGTATTGTACTAGAGATTCTTTTTAAAGGAGTTGCTATTCCTTTCTTCCCAGCAACATCTGTGATCGGCAATGTTTCTGCCGCTCTAGCAGGTCTAAGTGCTCAAGGACTAATCGGATTAGTAGCAGTTTGGGTATTGTATAGTATTTGGAAAAACAAGTAATATACAGTCAATGCGTCAGAAGATAGTATAGTTATTTGATTATATTATCTTCTGATTCAGAGATTAACTTCGTTAATCTATTTCTTTCACTTCGTTCAGAAATCTTTTTTAATTATATTTGCTTTTCTGTATCATCCAGATTAATCAGTCACACTTTGCCCACTAAAGGGGCAAAATGAAAATTGTAGCATCATCCGAGTGTCAACAATCACTTAGCGTTATGGCATTACAGAGGCGGTCATCCGGTACCTCGAGCCATGTCTTTATTATGACGGCGGCCTATATTGATACGCTAACACCAACATAGACGTAGGAGCATTACTCCTTCTTTTAGCCTGTTCCTAAATCTTTTCAAACAATCAAACCGCTTATAGGCGTATGCGATCCTGGTCCTGTTAAGGATACTGATTGAGTGCTCACCACAGCTGAGTCTTCCCGCCCTGTGATCCTAGATCCAGTTTCTGGGGCGCACGACGTTAACCTGCGCTAGTCTTCTACTGTTGACTGGGTGTCTATTTTATTTTTAATATGGGAGCCATGAACACGAACACTTATCTGTCCGTTATAGTAATTATCTGATTCTAAGACTTTGTGTCTGAATTGTTCTCTTGCTTCTATATAACTACATTCTGCTTTGCTTCGACAGTAATATAGTATTTCTCTTGTGAAATTGTCAACGCCTAAGTTAGCCACATCTTGATTTAATTCTGTGTTTGAGCCATAATATGTTTGCCAGTCTGAATCTATTTTGCCACGAATTTTCTTGCGTTTCTTCTTACCGTTTTTTAATTTAACTACTCGATAAGTTGTTCGACTAAATTTTGCTAATTTTTTTCCAATATACTGCCTGCCGCTAGTTAAATTTGTTATAAGATATACAAATCCAACACAGTCCTCGGGCAACAATTCGATCGGGGTATTTTCGTAAAGCCATGTCATGCATAGTAGTTATCTCTTTATTCTAAATCCTTTAATTTTTCTATCAAAAAATCAGCAAATGCACGATTACTTTTAATACCTGGATGCAAGTTATCTAATGCTTTATCTAAATAAAAATGTTTTCTATAACATTCGTATAAGTTTAACCAATTACAATTTAATATTCCCTTATACTCAGCATGTATCTTATCGTATATTTTAAAATATTCGTCATCATTGCGAGTATCGGCGTTTAACAATTTTTGTGTAAATGATGTAGTTTGTCTGGGGGTCCTGGTGGAATCAATAATGTGTAAGAAATAATCTTTATCCCACTCGGTAGCTAATGCATTAATAAAAAATACCTGTATTTTAAGTTTTTCACATAGATTTTGTAAAACTAGAGTATATTTTATCAACTCTACAATATTGTAATGTGGACATAATAAATCGAACAATCTATTTTTAATATTTTCTATATAACTTGCACTATAAGATATTCCGTTATGTAAGTTAACATCATGGAATTTTGAATTATATGAAAATAATGTACCTGTTGGGTATGTTTCAATTACGGGATTAACATATAATCGTAACAGCTCTGTCCATGATACAAATAGATATTTGCATTCAACTGTTGATATGGCATTAATGGCGTTTTTAAAAATTATACTATTTGAAGCACCGCTTTCTCCAACATTGAGTATCTTTGTATTAGACAGCACGGGATGACTATTGTGCAATATGTTTACCCATAGATTTTCGTCTGCAGGACCATTTACTAATCCGTCTCCCTCGGTATATGAACACCCAGCAAATACTGTATAGGTCATGTTACGTCTACATCCGTATTGTAACTGGTATATCCATTTTCCTTAACCACATGTAGGGTGTTGTTTACACGCCCGGCCAGCTCATCTTTGTGCGATACTAACCAAATACTTTTATTGGCTTCACGACTCATCTTTTTAAGTATTGCTAAACTGTTTTCTACCCCCGAACTGTCCATACCCGAATCAACTAGTTCGTCTATAAACAACAAGTTGATAGGTTGGTATAGGCTTTCCCACACATCGCGGAACGCCCAACTCAAACTTAAGATCAAACGATTACGTTCTCCGCGACTTAGATTATCAAAGTCTAAGTCTCTGCCCAATTCTGTAATGCTCACAGTTAAGTCGTTATTAAACTTAACAGTATGTGGTAGTCCAATACGATCTAGATACTGCCCTAAACGAGCGTTTAGGTAACTTAGATTCTGATCAATAATACGTTTACGAATAAACGAATCTTTATTGGTCAATAACTTCATTAAAAAATCTTGGTGCTCTTTTAGATCTGTTAACTCGTTCATTATATCATAGGTTATTTCTTCTACGCCTTGGCTTTTCATTTCTTCAATCTGTTCTGTGTAAGGATCTTCTTCGGCCTGCTTAGACAGTAATTGTGTTTGTAAACTATCCACAGTGGCCTGGTGATGTATAGCATCTGACTCTTTGGGATAAAAAGTCTTGGGTTTAGGACCTAACACCCCCAGCCTATCGTTAGCTGACTGTAGTTCACCGAGTGCGGCAACAAGCTCTCTCGCAGATTCTTCTGCTGCAGATAATTCTGTCTTTTTTCCCGCCAGTACCAGTTCGTGCTTACTGTCATGAAACGCCTGCCCGCACGTATGGCACGTATGGCTTTCAAGAGAGATAATTTCTTTTGATAGTTGGTTAACGGTCTTTTGTTCCCGTTGTAAATCCATTTTTGTGCGTGATATCGCTGTCGTAAAATCGTTAAGATCTTTCCGTGTCTGTTCCCATGTGGCAAGTTTTTTGTGCGTTGCGATTTCGTCTTTAATATTGATCTCTTGTAACGATGCAATCGCATCCTGTATCTTTTGGATCTCTTCTGCATGTTTAGTTACCCATAGTGTTTGTCTACGTTTCAGGTTTTCAATTTGTTCTTCAATGCGTTTATTGGCATCTGTCACTGCCTTAATGCGAAATTCTTCTTGCTGTATAGCATCTTTGGTTGTTTTGTTTAATTCTTTTAGGCGATCTGCTTTTTCACTCAGTAATGTAATACCAAGTAATTGTTCAATAATGGTACGCTGATCATTGGACTTGAGTGCCAAGAACGGTTCTGTATAGGTGTTAAGTGCCACAATGTGTTTGAACATATCATGTGTCATGCCCAACATGCGTTCTATATCTGCTTGTGTTTCTCTGCTGTCGCCTTGTGCGTCATCGGTAATCTCTCGTTCGGTATTACCAACAAAGAACCGCATTATGTTTGGTTTACGTCCACGTTCAATCCTATAACTTTCGCCTTCTTGTTCAAAATCAATAGTGACCATCATGTTTTTACTATTGGTCTTATTGATTAGATTGTCTTTTTTAATATTAGTAAGAGCATTACCATACAAGGCATAGCTAAGAGCATTGATAATAGTAGTCTTACCTGTACCATTACGTGCTCCGGTATCGTCGCCGCCTAGGTCCAAGTTTTCGCCTAATACCAAAGTCAAGTCTTTGCGGTCAAAGTTGACAGCCTGGGTACTGTTACCCACGCTCATGAAGTTACGAACTGTTAGATCTTTTATCTTGAACAAATTATAAGTTCCTGTAGATATCTAATAACAAATTTGGATTGTATTGGTTGCTGTCTATGGTATTAAGTTGACTATACACTATTTGATCCACAGACTCAAATTCAATATTACCGGCTATTTCGTAGTCGGTTAAGTCTGTTACCTTAGCGGGTATAAGTGTAATTTCTCTTAGTTGATATGTTTCAATAAATGTTTCTTTGATAAATGTAGCTTCTTCGTAACTGATATCAATATCCAAATTGACTCGGACATGCATATTTGGTTGTAGCATCGCCTCAGTGTGCTTGAGCACATCACTCAATTGGAATACACGGTATCGAGGTTGATCGGGCCACGCATGATACACTGGTGGTTGATCCCACTCTAAGATCATAAGCCCTCGATCATCGTCTCCGGCGTCGGCATAGTTATGCGGGAAACAGTTGCCCAAGTAGGTGACATTGCCTCGAGTTTGGCGTTTATGAAAGTGCCCAGAATACACATGCTCAAATCCGGCTAAATCGTTTTTAGGATCGACTTCGCCGTGATCGGGCATGGCCACCATGGCATTCATCAGGTATCCGGGCAGTTCAAAGTGCCCAAACATATATTTGCCCGACAATTTTTTTAATCGTTTGAAGTCGTCTCCGACCAACCAAGGGGCAATAGTAACCCCGCCACTAGAAAACCAATCATTGCAAATGTGAATATTGCCCAAATGTTTAGCCCACTCAACACTTTGAACATCGCGCCGGTCACGATAATACAGATCATGATTGCCAGGAATAAAATAAGTTTTTTCAAAATTTTCATTTAAGTGTTCCAGTGCTTGTAGGCTGTAGCCTAAGGTCAATATATTAATACTGGCACGATTATTGTGCCAGTCGCCTAAAAACATGGCTGTTTCACAACCTTCTTCTCGGGCC